AATCAATCTTCTTCCTAAAATGTGTCAACTTCCATTTTGACTCATTGACAATAAAATTGATATTTAGTACTGGGATGGTCCCAGTGTAATAGTGCCGGGGTAGGTCCTCGGGAAAGGATAACATATGAGTTTTGCAGATTTTAAAAAGAAGTCACAGAGTAGCATTGCAGATCTTCAGAAGAAGATCGAGGAGACTGAGAGCAAGGAGTCCTACAAGGACGATCGCTTCTGGAAGCCCCAGATGGACAAGTCCGAGAACGGTTATGCCGTGATTCGCTTCCTTCCTGCTCCTGGAGATGAGGAACTTCCTTGGGTAAAGACTTTTTCTCATGGATTCCAAGGTAAGGGTGGATGGTTCATTGAGAACTGCCCAACCACTATTGGTGGTATTTGTCCTGTCTGTCAGGGTAACACCGAACTCTGGAACAGCGGTATCGAGAGCGACAAGAACATCGCACGCGATCGTAAGCGTAAGATGCAATACATCTCAAACATTCTTGTTGTGAGCGATCCTAGCAACCCTCAGAATGATGGCAAGGTATTCCTTTACCGATTTGGTAAGAAGATCTTTGACAAGATTCAGGAGGCTATGAGTCCTGAGTTCGAGGACGAGGATCCAATCAATCCATTCGATTTCTGGAAGGGTGCAGACTTCAAGTTGAAGATCCGCAAGGTTGCGGGCTATGTCAACTATGATAAGTCAGAGTTTGCAGCTCCGAGTCAGCTCTTTGGTGGTGATGACGAGCAGCTAGAGGCTCTTTGGAAGAAGGAGTATTCTCTCCAGGCATTCGTCGCTCCAGATCAGTTCAAGTCATATGATGAACTGAAGAAGAAGTTCGATAGCGTCATTGGGGCAGATCTTCGTTCTACTGAGACTAACAACGAGACTGTTGAGGATGTCGAGGACACTCCATCAGTTCGTGAGGAAGTATCAGAGGAGACTGATGCCCTTGATTACTTCGAGCGTCTTGCTAATGAGTGATTATATGTAATTTTGTCTCCAGGCTGGTCCTGATTTATTAGCAATTCTTAATTTAGTATCCATCGCCCGTGAGCTTGCCATGGGCGATGGTTTTATTGTCTCAGAAGATAATCTTCCAGCGTTTCCAACTCCAGAGCCTCCCAATCCATCTCCAATATTAAATCTACTATTAGTGAATGATTCTCTTTGTGAATTTGCGTTTGCTTGGCTTTGCTGATCTTTCATTGGATCTGGTTTTTCTATAGAATTTTCTTGTATTTGTTCTTGTGGTTTTGGTGTTATTTGTACAGAAGGATCTAGTATTTCTTGCTTTGGGGAATGTATATCAAAAGAACTAGAATTTTCTTGATAATCTGAATTCTCATAAATTAAATTATTATCTTGTGAATAGATGTCATCAGAACTAGAATTTTCTTGATAATCTGAATTCTCATAAATTAAATTATTATCTTGTGAATAGATGTCATCAGAATAAATTTCGTCCTTAGATACGACTGGATCTAACATGACATCAGTTTCTGAGGTATTCATCTATACATTCCTGTTTTAAATTGCATTGCTGCATTTTCTTCTTTTTGTAATTTTTCTTTTTCTAGTTTAGAGTTTAACATAGTTATGTAGATATCTCTTTCCCATATTATCATGTTTTCAATATCATTGATTGCCATATTATAGGAATGGACAAGAGAAAATATCAATTTACTAATTGATATTAGATCAACATGACCAAAAAGAATTTGAAAAAATTTACAAAATCATTTACCTCTATTGTTCTATCTTTTTCATCAGAGCTTATATAATTTATTTTAAATGAAATTGTATTAGACTTTATAAATTTCTTGATCTCTTTAAATGAATTTTTATCTATTAATTCAATATAAGATATTTTTTCTTCTATAGAAGATTGCTGAAGAGATATTTTTTCCTTTTCTGTTACTATTTCAATGAGACAATCACATAAAATTCTGAACCAATCTTCATCAGTAGAGGGGAAATCGTCCAACAGAAAAAGACTTGATACTTTTGGTTTTTCTAATACAAAAACAAATTGCTCATTTATTAAAATTTTTAATAGTTTATCTGTTTTGTTTTGAGTAAAAGTATTTAAATTTAATTTTATATTTACTAATTCTTTTGTGTATGGACAAGTTATTTTAAATTCTGCTACTTCTGATATTGATTTTTGTCTTATAGAATTTAATGCTAGTTGAAAATCATTTATGGTTAATTTTTTAGATTCAATTTTATTATTAAAACAAGAGTCAACAAGCATACAAAGATTGTTTAATTTTTCATCAAAGGAAGAATTTATAGTCGTTATAATAGATAAAAATTTTTCTTCTTTGACTAGTAACGGTCTATATGAAAAGGTGTTATTTAAATCAGGTAAAAATAATTTATATTCTGGTATAGATTTTTTCAGTAAATCAATCATCATTTTAGACTTCTCCTAAGTACCTAGTTGTAGTTCTAGCAAAATTAAATAGAGCAGTGAATGTTCCAGGTCTAGCTGGATCGGTCGAATTAAAAGTCATAGGGAGAATGTCAACTGGATATACTTCACTATAACCAATTTCATTTACTATATGACCATCCTCTTCTGACAGAAGACGGATCCAAATTACATTGTCTCGTATTGCAACATTGTACATATTTTCTAATGTATATACTGTTGGTTGATTTGCATCATATCCTGTAGATTCTCCACCATATGATTTTATCATTGAAACTAAAGTAGAATATATTTCTAATTTTTCTGTTGTGTAAAATGTTATAGAAAGTTGATTTCTATTTTGTCTTTTGATCGGAACTTGCAATGGAATGTTTTGATATTCAAATAGGGCTGCCTGAACCCCTAATGTAGGAGAGGTAACTGCAACGGCAGGGTAATCTACAACTGAGGTATAATTTGAATATTTTGGATGAAACATAAACATATCAACAGAAAATTTATTTGTATGTAAAGCTTTTTTCTGTGGCGACGAAAGGAGATTTTTTATATCTGTTAGATCTAGACTCATTTGAATAGCTCTTTCTCTGTTATGAGTTTGAAAATCCACCCATTTTCATCACAAACTTTTTTTGCTGCTTCCCACTTACTTTTATTTATTGAAAATCTAGCCATTTCTTGTAGATTTTTCTTGCCGGATTTATTTTCCGGTTGTTTTGTCTGTTTTAGTGGTTTTACTTCAAGTACATATGTCTTAATTTCCCCCTCTTTATTTTTTATTTCACATAAAAAATCGGGGTAATATTTGTGCCATTTGTTGTCAACCAGAGAATAATATGGAATCGAAAACTCCTCAGATGCCCATTTTATGACATTTTCATTTAAATCCAAATATTTACACATTTTTCTTTCCCAACTAGACCTGCAAATAATATTATTTGGATTTCCAATATATTTATTTGGATTTTCTGGTTTATATTTTGATTTATATGCCATGTCTATATATAGTGGGAGATCAAACATGGTAGATATATCTGTTGCATTATCAGAGACAACCAGAGTAGATTCTTTTTCTGATTATCTTAAATTAGATGCATATAAGGCAAATTTACTCACTACTAGGGCACAGGTTGCGTTGGGTCAAAAGCAACCATTTAAAACTTGGTATATACCAATGCCTCAATTAGTCGAGCGTTTAACTTCTCATAATTATGAGGTTGTAGAGCAATCTATTGCCTACTCTATGCAGAAGGGAATTGCACAAGGAAGACAATCACAGATTGACTCTGCCATGTTAGCAGCTACTGTGGCTGGAGTTGGGCTTGAAGCAGGACAGATGAGTAATCAAGGATATGATATCGGATCTTTGGTCTCGGGTCTCATCTATATGAGCGGTGTTGGGTCTATGGTCACAGGATTGTTGTCTGCATATCCCGCAGTACAAGATATACAACAAAAATTAAAATCTGAGTTCACAGATACCCCAAGTATTTCTATGTCAACACAAGAAATGAAATATAGCGGAACTGTAGATAGATCTTATGTATTAAATTATGAATTTATAGCAAAATCTCCGTTTGATGTTTATGGACCAAATGGAATACTTCAAATATTAGCAGAACTTGAGAGCTATTCATTCCCAACATCATTTGCTGATGATATTTCAAAGAGGGATTTGATAAAGACTCCTCCTATTTTTACTCTTAAACATGTAAGAGTAAATGGCGGAGGGTTTTCATATAACAATAACTCTGCTCCATTGGCAGCATTAGGTCAACCACAACTGTTAGTATTGAAGAAAGTTGCTGCTTCACATGAAACAAAAAGTGTAGTTATTGATGGAAATCAAAGCTATCCCTTAATAACAAAAGTTAGCTTGGAGCTTGGGGATATGGAGCCACTTGCAAGATTAGAAGATCAGTATGCAAACTATGGATACATAAGCGTTCCCAAGTTAGCATGTAGATCCGAAATCTATTATCGTGCAAATGGAAGAGGAAGAGTTGGAGCACAATAATGTCATTCATCAATAAATTACCATTAACAACATTTATTCTTCCTACAGGGCAGGTAATAGAAACAAAAAATTTACTCAAGACCCTTATAATATCTGAAAACACAAAAAAAGATAATACAGTTATTAAAATAAAAAATGGAGTGAGTACTCCAAAGCTAGAAAATTTAAGTTTTCAATTATATGGAGATAGAAAGTCGTTATATTGGCTCACAACACATTTAAATGATATTGATTCATTCGATAAAATGCCATTACCTTCTTCTAGGTTTGAAAGTAATATTCCAGGCAGATTCCCAGGAAAGGCATATTATATTTACGGAGGAAAGTCAATTCCAAATATAGAGCCTGGACAACTTATGGTTCTTTATACTGATAGTAGTAGCAGTCCAGATCCAAATACATGGAAAATTGCTGGTGTAATTAAAGAATTTGATTTAAAATTTAGAAGAATAATAGTAGAAGTAGAAATAGAAAATGCTACAAATTCAAATACATTGGCAGAATTTCCAGATCTTTACATATTAAGAAATAATGATACTCCAATAGTGGAGGGTGAATACCGGATAGGCAGAGTTGAAAATGAGTACGAAAAAATAAATTCTATTTACGATACTGGATTAAATGGAGTTGAGTTATCTCCATATAGAAAAATAATAGATGGAAGTTTATCAAATGAATATGATTTTTCTGATTCTCCAGATGCTTCTGTCATTCTTTACAAATTATCTACAAATTCAATGGATGATATAAATACTTTTTATTATGACACCCTTGAAAAGCAAGAGATAAGAAAAAATACAAAGAATAATAGTATAAAATATATTAGTAATGATTTAGCATATCAGGCAACATCATTTATTAATAATTTATTAGCTTCCACGTTTAAACGTGGTCAGAAAATCTTCATAGAAGGTCAATAATATATGCCAGATTCCCCCAATGATATTGATGTAATGTCTTTAGCAATTTATGATGAATTAGGTGAAAAACTAATTGATTTTGCAGAAGAAAACACAAACGGAAGAATATCTTTGGGGATAATGGAGTTTGTTGAATCCATTGGAGAAACTTCTATGCGAGGAGTTGTGAGTGTGGATACAACTAAAGGAGAATTTGAATCTCTTCAATTAACAGGTAATGAGACAATACAATTTGTATTGAAAACTATAATCGAAAATGAAGATGAGGAAGATTTTATAATAGTTTCTCCAGAATTTAAAATATATGACTTTGATGAAAGTTCAGATCATAGTGATTTAACTTTATTGCCAGAAGGTGTACATTCTAGAATTGTTACTTTAAAATTTTCAAGTAAGCAAGAATCGTCTGTATTTGATACAAAGAGTCCATTAGAAAATGGATTTGTTGGAAAAATATCAGTAGATGAAACCCTAGATTTAAATCAAACTGGCGAAGAAGAACCAGTTCTTTGTCCTGGTCTTATAAATGAATTAGCAGCGACTTATTTTAGCGGAGAAAAATTTGAAATAGAGGGAACTGATAATACTATTATGATTTCTCCTAAAAAATTTACATATCCAAATAAAAAATTAACTAAAAATATGAATTTATTGCAGTTAATTAATTATGCAACAAATTATGCTTGGAAAAAATCTAATGAAAGCGTTCAGGGAAACGATGATAGTGGAACATCGTATAGTGAATATGGGTGGGCTAATTATTTTTTCTGGCAAGATTTAGATGGATGGCACTTTAAAAGTGCAAATAAAATGGTCGCCGACAGTAAAGATAGAAAGAAAATTAAAACTTATTCTTTCAATCAAGATGTATTGAGTTCTGAAAGAATTAGAAAATTAGATGTTATTTCCGATTTTTCTATAGCTAGAGCATTTTCAGATGGTATGCTTTATTCGTATTATAAAAGAATAGAGCCAAATTACAATGATATCTATGCTAGATTTTTGAGTGAGGATAAAAAATATAATGAAACAACATATGAATATAATTACGGAAAGGATTATAGTCCGATTATAGAACAAAAACGTATGTTGCCAGATATTGTATTTGATCCTATAGCTGGGAAAGAACTAACTTTGCCAGAATGGATAAAAGAAAGAAAAAATAATGAACTAAAAATAGAAGACAATTTATTCGGACATTATAATTTTCTTCCATTTAATGATAAAAAGGATTTATATAGAATAATAGGAAGAGGATCTGATGTAGATGCTGGATTTCAAAACGAAGCCTCTAATGTTTTATCTAATTCAGAAGAATTAGCAGATTATACTTTATACCAAGATAATATGTGGCAAGAAATGTTTGATTGTGTTGATATAATGGGTTCATATGAACCCATAGAAGATCCAGTGGAACAGCCAGGGGAAGAACCCGGATCTGAGGGATTGTCAGAAGAACAACCAACACAAGTCCAAGAAAAAATAGATGATTGTTCTGTATTGAGAAAAATTAAAGAAATAAAAGCAAGAACATTTAAAAATAAAGCTCTTTATAAAAGAGCACTAGATTATAAAGAAAAGTGGAATGTATATCGCTATTCAATTTGTTGTGAGTCAGAAGAACAAGAAAAAAATAGTTTTTTTGCCATAATCAAAGACCATAAAAAAATTGCTCCGAATATTTACCGTTATTCTTGGTCTAGGGTTGCATTAATACCAAAAGCTGAATTATCAGAAGTTGTTGGATATAAACATTTTTTAACAGAAGAAGAAATAGAACAAGCATTAACTGGTGATTCTGCTTATTATTCTAGAGAAGTTCCGGGTGAATTTGGTTTGAATGCAATGTACTTCTTTGATGATTTTGATCAAATTTTTTATAGACCACATTATATAACACCCCCTGTAGGATATAGACAAAATAGTGTAAGCGGGCTATATTCAGGACAAATATTTTTTGCTCCGGTTGGTGCAACAGGTGGAGTTAGCGGTCCCACAGGTGGAGTTAGCGGTCCCACAGGTGAAGTTAACGGTCCCACAGGATCAATTGCATTTCAATATATAAAAGATCTTTTTTCTGGAGGTGAATCTGCGGAGGGCTTGACCTTAACTTTCCATAACAGTCAGTATTCTCCCTTTTTAGTTGTTGAGAAAGAAAATTCTGCTAAGGGTCGTCTTGATAATTATACTGGAGCATATAATTTAATGAAATAATGAATAGGAAACTTTTACCAGTTGGCGAATATGATTTTACAATCGGCAGATACCCGGAAAATTATGAAGGTGTTACTGGACTGATTTATTATCAGCATTCACCAATTGAATACCCTCTTCCCACTGGGAACTATGATTTCTCTGGTCCATCAGGACCAACTTTTACAAATGAAATCTTAATCGGTCCTGGTATTCAAGGAACAGGACCATCTGGAGGATACCCGGATGCCTTTGATATGATGCCTATAGGTGGATATAAGAGATTAATTGGTAATAGTGAAGCATTAGAATGTAGTGCTACATCATTTGGGCATATAGTTAAAATGGCATCTGTTTCCTATGAAGATGCATTAAAGGTCGGAATAGAACCAAGAAACTTTCCAGTTGATGTTAGAAAGAAAAGATTCTTTTACTTTTCTGCTGAAAATGCGCATGATGGAAATTGCAATGGAGAATGTGAACTATGACAAGTTCAAATACAGATTTTGCAATAATAGGATTATTAACTGAGTATATACCAAAGAAAAAGGTAGTATATACAGAAACAGTTCATGCAATGAATAAATCTTATATATGTGCCAACCCAAGAGGTCCTGTTTCAAATATAGGATGTCCAGAGGACGATCCATTGTGTAATTGTCCATGTAAAGAACT